ATGATTCTGTTAAAGCAGATTTGTTTTGCTTGTAAAACTTAGCAAATTGCTCAGGCGTGAGATTGCGCTCACTAGCATTGATGGCAGCATTTTTAGCGCGGCTCAATTCGCCAAATGTTATGGCTTGATGGGCAATGTCATCGGCAGGAATTTCTGCCTTCATGCGCCGAATAGACTCAGGCGTTGCGCTTGACACATATTTATTGTGAAACTTTGCTGCGTTTAGGCTTTCGCCTTGCGCCGATGCGTCGGCGGCGTCTGCTGCTTCTTTAACCGCTGCTTTATATGCAGGATTGCCCTTAATCACGCCCATGCGCTCCGCATTTAGCCTGCGGGCATTGTCAGCCAATTCTTTAAGCCGCGCAGCCTGGGGCGTGCCTGCTTCTTCGCCAAAGATGGGCAAATTTTCAAGTTCTTGGCGTACGATGTAAGCAGCGCCTCGAGCATTGCCATTTGCACTTGAACGCATTTCGTTTGCCAAATTTGTCCGCAAAGCCTCATAACTTTCAAATGTTGGATTTTTATAAAAATCTTTCAAGTCAGCTTTAATGCTGTCGGGAAGATGATTTAGCTTTAGTTTTTTAGACAATTCGGAATTGATGTTTTCATCTAGCTTTCCGATGTCAATAGGAAACTGCCCGCCGTTTTCATCTTCCAAGGCTTTGTAAGCGCTGCTGATTGCATCACGCCGAACTTGGTCTTTTGCGGCCAAGGCGTTGATTTCATGCTGTCCTAGTTCGGATGCGTCAGCAGTCACCGAAATATCCGGTGCGTGTTTTTGTTTGGCTGTTTCAAATGCGGCTGAAATTTGAGCCGGTTGCTCATTGAAATGGTTGCCCAATGTAGGCGTTTCGCTGCGACGATTCCATTCGTTTGCATATTGTTGCGTGTCGCCCGTACGTTGACCCACGGACAAATTAACGCCGTGTTTTTCTTCAAGTGCCCGCGTTTCTAGGCTAGGCAAATGGATTGAATTGATGTTTTTTGAGCCAACAAATTGCTGTAGTTCAGGCGATGCGTTTGCAAGCGCAGCATCCACACTACCGCGCAATGACATTTCAGGCGACACACCAGCAGCACCTACAGAGGCAGGCATTTCTGCTGCAACAGGTTGGGCCTCTGCTGCTGCAACGGGCGCAACAGGCTCCTCACCAAATGGGCCAGGCAATGCAAGCGGCGGTTTTTCACGATAAACACCAGTTTCGTCAGGTGTCAATTCAACCGTCGGTTTAAACAATGGCGGCTCGGCTGTGGTTTTATAAGCCGTGCCAAAATCAGCGGGTCTAGCGGCGGCTTGTTCAGCAGCTTGTGCGGCAGCTTGTTTTTTAGCAAATTGCGCTTGCACTTGCTGAATGGTTGCATTAGAGGCAGGACGGGGTTGACCAGCGCGTGAAATCACATTGCCTTGTGCATCAACCACCGCGGGCATTGCTTCTCTTGCAGCGGCAACCACAGGCTTTGCAACCATGCCCACAACTTCGGGAATAGCAAACGATGCCATCGTTGCAATGTTTCTGACTGATTCAGGTGGAATGCCCGTCTTTGCTGAAATTTGGTCTGCTGTCAAACCTTGATTGACCGCAAAATCTTTTACCGCTGCAATTAGCTGTTGAGGAATAGGGCCAACTGGTTGTTGATAGGATTTCTCACCGGTAACGCCAAGTGCTTTTCCTACGGGCTGTCCAATAAATTGTGATAGCTGAGTGCCCATCTGTTCAGCACGCGCAGGGCCAACAAACGGAGTTGCAATTGCTTGAGTAGCTGCACCAGCGGCCACGGGCAATGCGCTATATGCAACATCAATACCGCCCGCAATACGCTGCCCAATGTCACGCTTGGCATTTTGGATGGTGTTAAACGCATCCATGAAATGCTTTGCCACGGGCGATGGCGGTGGCGGCGGGGTGGCTTGTTGAGCAATTGTTCCATCACCGGCAATTAATGTTCGAGCGTCCATAGGCGCAACAGGGGCTGCAACGGGCGCAGCAGCAGGCATTGCGACTGGCACAACACTTTCAATAGGCGCAGCACCAGCGGCTTTTAGTTCGCGTGTCAATGCCGCAATATCACCTTGCGCCCTTGTATCGCCAGCAGCCAATCGTGCTTTGGCTTTTGCATATTCGCTTTGCAAAATTGCCGCCCTATCAACATCACTTGATGCTTGTGCCGCAGGCGTTATTTTTCGCGTAACGGGCGCAACAGCGCGTGCAGGCGCGGCTTGTTCTTCGTCACCAGCAATAAGAGAACGAATGTCGGCCATTAGTTTAGGCTCCCATTTTTAACTAGTTTTTGAATGTTGTCGTATTTTTCTAGGTACTCTTTGCGTTTTGCTTTGTCTGCGCCAAGCAATGCGTCAATTTGCGCTTTTTGTTCTTTGGGGTCTTTTACTCTGTCAATGATGTTCATTACTTGGAACACTTTTGAATCTGAATTGTTAGACCATTCTTGATTGAATTTTGCGTAATTTGCATCACCATATTTTTGTGCAAATGTTTGCATTGCAGGCGCTTTTAGCTGTAGTTCTTTTTGTGTTGCAGCGGTACGCTGAACAATGTCCATCAGCACATCAGGGTTGTAAGTCTCATCACCTGAGGCCATAGCAAGCAGATGTTTGCCCGAATCGGTTTGCAATGATTGGCCTTGTGCTTGCAATTGAGCAATTTGCAAATTAGCAAGGTTTTTAGACAGTTCTTTGTAATCTGAACTACCAGCAAGATTTGCCACATTGCGGCGAATAGTTCCTGCAAGACCGGATGAATACCATGCACCAGGGTCTAGATTTGTGATTGACTTTAGCGATTCTTCTAAATTTCGATTCATTTGAGCCGAATTGTTTAGATTTGCAGTCAATGCTTGGCGCATTTTTACGCCAGTAGCGCGGTCATCTTCTTCACCAACAGCCGGTGTGTATGTTCCAGCACCTTGACCAACGCGGATTGGATAAGTTGATTTAATTGGTGCGCTGATGCCGACAACGCCCATTTGTGCGGGCTGTAGACCTTGAGGGGCGGCTTGCCCAACTAGTTGAGGCGCATTTTGTTCGGGCGGCACATTACTTTGACCGCCGCCAGCCACGCCTTGAATAACTTTTGGCATGGTTGCGGGAAATGCGGCTGGTTGTGTAATGAATGTTTTTCCTGCTTCCGTAGTCGTTGCGGTTGCAGCAGGAAAGCGTTTATTCATTTGTTGTTCAGCCGTCAAAGACTGAAGGGAAAAATCTCTTAACGCATCTTGCAAAACCGTTTGGTCTTTTGTTACAGGAATGCTTTCTTTTGCTAATTTACGGGCTTCTGGAGACGCGCCAAAAAGGTCTAAATGTTTATCAAGTTCGTTAACAACGTCTTCATAAGTTAAATCTTTTTTGCCAATTAGCTGCAATGCTTTTTGTGCGCCTTGGCGGTAATAAGCACTTGTTAAATTAAGTTTAGCCAAGTCTGCTTCTGACAATGCTTGTGCAGCACCACTATATGCCTTGGAAACTGTTGGCGCTTGAGTTAATTGTGCTGTAAATAAATTTATTCCAGCCAATTTTGCTTGTGCTGCAATTTCCGCTGCTTTATCAGGATTTGTTGCTAACGCTTGGCGATAACTTTCTTGCGCTTGTTGGATTAGCAATTGTTGATTTTGCAGTTGCAAAGGATTCATTGCTTGCGCTTGTTGAATTTCCATTTGCTTGGCTTGCAGTGCCAACGGGTTCAATGCCTGCGCTTGCTTGTATTGTTGCGCGGTGTTAGCAATATTCATCATGTCCGCAAGGGACGTTTGCGGCGTGGTATTTTGGTATCCGGTGAAATAGTCAGCCATGATTTTTACCCTTTAGACCCGAGCAAACTTGCCAAGAAGAACGAATTTGTAAGATTAGACAGACCGCCTGCACCGGCTTGAGCCTGGCCAATTGTGCTTGCAGCTTGAGCGTTTGCAAGACCGGTGTTGAGGCCAACAGTTCCTTGGCTGAAGTTTTGGCCAGCAGTCCCCGCGCCCGTGTTGGCGGTTTGACCTATGCCAGCAATACCAGCAAGGCTATTGTAAATTCCTGTGCGTTGGTTTTGATAGTTGTTAAATGCGTTTTGGTATGCATTGCCTGCGTAATTCTGCGTAAATTGATTGAGGCCGGTCAGCGCATTACCACCTAACGCACCACCGCCGACATTAGCTGCGCGCTGATTGGCTTGCTGGCCTTGTTGCAGCATGAAATCGTAATTCGGAGCCAAGCCAGCCTGTAGGTCTGCCGCATTGAATTGATGCGTTAAATACGGGTTCATGCCCGCAAGCTCGTTTACCGCACCAACGCCAGCCGCTTGATAAGGCGCTTGATATTGAAGCTGTTGGTTGTAAACGTCGCCTAATGCTTTTTGCGATGATGCCGTGGCTCCTTGTTGGTAACCTAAAGCATCTTGCATTGCTTGGCGAGTAGAAACAGAATTAAACAGCCCTGCCGCACCAGTTCCAAGCGCGGCAAGCTGAGTCCCAGAAACTCCTGCTAATAACCCGCCAAGTCCTGCGCTTGCAGCACCAATTCCTGCGCCTGAGCCAACTAACGAATCAGCAATACCAAGGCCTGGTGCAGCAGCTGCAGCAGCAGCATTGACACCATAGCCAGCCTGTCCAGTTAATGATTCAAGCGCGGCAGGAGATAAATTAGATGCCCCTGCGCCAGTTGCAGCAACCTCAGACAATCCTGCACCAGCGGCAGGCACAGCGGCTCCAGCAGGCGTAACTGCGCCCAATTCTCCTAATGATGTGCCAGTAACAGCCGATGACGCAACAGGGGCTGCAACGGCCCCAGCATCGGCAATAGCTGCGGGCGCAGCGGCTGCACCTACATCGGCAAGCGCAGTTGGTGCAGCAGATTGGGCAGCGGCTTGTGCTTGAGAAACGCTTTGGTCAATTGCGGCAGGCGACGATAAATCAATCGCGCCAGGATTCATCAACTCGCCAGCGCCATACGACAAAACCAACGTCTCTAGCCCTTTTTCAAGGTTGCCGCCGGTCTGAGATGTTTTGTTTGCTGCTAGAAATCCTGCGGTTATGGATGGGGGGACTCCGTAATAAGCGCCAATAGCCGTAATTGCGCCCTCTAAAGCTGGGTTATTTGCAATGGTTTTACCTACATCAGTAATACCTTGACTAACAGCTTTTTCAACAGGCTGCAATGCGCCTGTTAACGCATTACTTGTATCTTGAACAACATTAGTAACAAGCGTGGAAATTGGTTGAATAATCTGACTTACTGCGCCCATGACAACCTCACTAAAAATTTATAGGTTCGATATTCCCCATCGTCAATCTTTTCTGACTCATAAGGGTACTTGGAATGCACCAAAAGCGTCGTGATTTTGGGGTTGTCGTAATAGGTGACGGCGTACTTGTAACCCTTTTCTGACATTTTATCAAAGAACGCATTGCAATTTTTGACCAAACTGTCGGCTTTTTCGGCATTCATTGCGTGGAATTCAACGCCATCACCTACATCATGCGCGATGAATAGCGTGTTGTTTTCGCGGTACAGCCGATGCTTACCCTTGATGGACTCCATTAGGCCATCGTAATATTGCTGCGCTGTTAACGTCTTGTTTGGGTAGTTTTTGCCCAAGTCAGCGGCAAGAATTTCCTGTACGGTTTTCATAGGTTGTAGTACGGAATCTTGTAGGCATTGCCGTTTACAGTCACGTTTATGAACCCAACGGGGTTAGCGGGCAAAGTCGCAGAGCCAGCCGTAGCCGTAGTAGCCGATGAAAAATTAAGCAAATTCAAAAAGAACTGCTGCCATGAACGGGTTGGCCGGTTGGTTGTCTTATCCAAAAATTCAGCTTGTGGATAAGGGTTGATTTGTTGAGTGTTTGAAAGTGCCATTAGTTTTCTCCTGCGCTCATTTTCAAGTTAGCAGAAATGATGACCGCGTTAACGGGGTCGGTAATAGACACTTCAAAGACTCTATCCCGCGCCTGCCCAAGCCGCCGCCATATAGCACGGTTGCGATACTTGCCAAGCTGTCCAATAGTGACCCAATATTCTTTAGACCAAGTGGAGCCGCCATCATTAGACCAGCGCAACATAGCCTGTGGATAAGTCGTGGTCGTAATGTTGTTTACCGTTGCTTGAAACCCAAGAATGTAGGTTGCCAACGCGCCAATGGTAAAGGTCGCGTTAGGGTAAATGTAATAGGGCGAATTAATGTAAATATCGCCTGTCGGGGTAGATAGTCCCGTCGTGCCAACGCCTGGCTGGAACTGAATTTGCAATTCTTCGAAATACTGGCGCTGTAGGTCTGTTGTCAGGTGGGGCGCACGGCGTAGGCGACGGACGTTTTGACCGTTGTCGGTGTAGTTCTTTTTGTCTAGTTCGTATATACAACCATTGGCATAATCTCCCACCAACACCATGCCCTGGAAGACCGCGCAGCAGTTACCACGATGGCGGCCATAAGTTCCATCCGTATTGGTGTACAGCCATTTGTGCCACATCTGCGTGGTGAAGTCGTATGCCCAAGTCAGATTAAGCGTCGGGAATGTGCAAACGTAGACTTCGTGGCCTTCAAGCTGATATGTCCATGCAATTGCGTCATCAATGTATTGGTTGGTAAGCGAATTCTCTACAGCGTGAGTAGAAATTCGTTGCGGGATGTACCCGTTCATCTGCATCACTTGCGCTTGGCCGCGATTGTTACTCGACACATAGGCGAACGATGGGCCAAGGCGGGCCACGGAGAACTGCGCCGCAATACCTTGTTGGGTAGATGTGCCTGGAATGCGTTGGAACGGGAACTGAACCGCGCCAACATCCGTCCACACTTCAGATGATGCTTCTCCCATCAAATAGACTTCACGATGGTCAACAATGAGCGCCACCAGCTTATCGGGAGAACCGTCTTTCAGCGAGTAGGATGTGCTGGCAGAAATGGGAGACAGCAGATTTGATGCGCCCCAAAGCTGAGTGCTAGGGTCGTTGTAAACAAAATAATTGTCCACAATATCAACAGAATTCGCACCGCTGAATGCGCCATCGGTAGAAGGCAAAACGCTGAAGTTCAGCGCATACATGGTTTCCGATGCAACGGTTTGGCTTACGCTAACGGTATAAGTTCCCGCGCCGCCCGAGCCAGTACCAAATGCGGTGATGATTGTCCCCGCCGTAACGCCTGCGCCCTGGATTGTCTGACCAAGGTAAATCGTGCCCGATGCGACTGCGGTCACAGTTAGTACAGTTGTACTAATGCTTGCCGTAAATCGAGCGCCGACCGCCGTGCTGCTCAAAGACCGTGCTGAAACTGTTTGCGATGTGTTTAGGGTGTATGTACCGACTCCACCAGTTCCCGTCCCTAACGCCGTTATAACGGTCTCTGCGGTCACACCCACGCCAGTAAGACTTTGGTTGGCTGTAATCGTCCCCGAACTCATGGCCGTAACAGTCAAAGTCGTGCCCGACACAGAGCCGGTGAAGATTGCGTTAGACGGAGATGAAATGCGCCATGTGTACCGATAAGCCCCGTCAACAATGTAAGCATTGATTCCGTTATCGGTAATGCCCACGCGCCCCGTAGATGAATTGAGCGTACCGACAATGGTCGAGGTAAGGTTAGAAGTAAAGACGTAAACATAAACGCCGCAGACCGCAATCATTTGCGAGCCGCCAGACAATGTGCGAAGACCGCGCACTTCAGCGTTATTCAGTACAGTTTGTAAGGTTAGCCCTGGGGTTGGATAGAGCGCAACAATGCCCCGTGTACCAGGCTGCTTGAGTGGGTCAATCTCAGGAAAGAAATTGATGCACTCCTGCGATTCTTGATAAATCGACGGTGCTTCGTAGGATGGGCCAACAAAACCAAAATCGGGCATTTATTTGACCTTAGCGGAAGAAGCCGCCCGACAAAATCCAGCCCGCATCCTTTTGGCGGCCAACAAGCAACGCATCGGCGTACCGAGCAACAGGTGGCGGCTTCATGTTTGTGCGCTTAATGGTGGCTTTGCCTTGCGCGGAAAACTTCATAATCATTGCGATTTGCGTTTGACTTGCTTTGCCATACATGGGCATTAGGCGTTCTGCCAAACACCAGCGCAGCGCCATTGCGTAGCCTTGCGGCAGCAAAATATTGTCGTACAAGCCGGTGTAGTTGCTGAAAATCGTATCGGCAAAGATGTGCATTTCGCCTTGGGCGGGGTTTGGCCACAAGAACAAATTGCCTAGCGTTTCGGTTGGCTGGTAGTAGAGCGCCTTGGGCCAAGGGCCGTTTAGCGTCTTCAAGCCAATCATTTCGTATTCTTCAACGTTCAGCACCGAGACTGGATAGTCAAGACCGCCATTGGTTATCGGCTGGCCGTTTGAATAAGTGTTAATCCGCACAAATGCGGAATTGATGACTAAGGGCCGCTGGTAATAGGCGTTAATCGTGGTGGACGATACATTTTGCGAGAAATTGACGGTGTAAGTTCCCGCCTCGTTGACATTACCGCCCGCACCGCTTTGGAACGACAAAATCTTAGTCCCGTCGGTGATTCCTGTGCCGCTTAGGGTTTGCCCTATGGCAATTGCGCCCGATGTAATGGCCGTAACCGTAAGGGTTGTGCCGGTGATTGAGCCGGTAAAGACTGCTCCAACTTGACCGCCTGGGCCGATGGTGTATTGGGTTTGTCCGTTGACCACGGGAAAGATGATTTCTGTTTTGTAGAAAGTCATCATGTCCTCATTTGACCATTGGTCAATAAGGTCATTGAGCATTTCAAACGCATCTTGCGCCGCTTCGGGCGTAGGTGTTTCACCGGCTTCTAAAGCGCCAATGTCCTTGAGTGCGCGAGAAATGATGTCAATCGGGGCTGTCATGTCTGCTCCAGGGTAAACACTTGCGGTTTCCAAGGAGGCACAACAGAATTCGACTTACGCGCCAGTTGTTCCTCTAACCCCGATTTTATAACATTTATTCCATCTTTGTAAGACTCGGCTTCAATCCAGTTCGCAACCATGTCCTCGGTCACATCGGCGAACGGCGTTTTTAGGGTTGGCTCGTTAAAGTACCAATTGCCTTCAGTCTCCACCGATTCATTGTCTACTTGGGCTGTCACATGGTATTTCGCATGAGTAATCAGCCCGTCTGTAGCGGAAATCTCAGGAATTTTCCATGTGAAATTTGCCATTATTTAGCCTTTGAAATTGCAACTAAAACAGTTAAAAAATTAAAATGATGCTAGTTGTTCTTCAGTAGGCCGCGCTAATGTGGGGTGTTCCCATTTAGCTATGTATGCGCCCCTACCATCCGAATCATCTTGCAATTGAATGGTAGTCATAAAGTCCCGTTCGGTTAAAACTGGATACAACGCCATTATTTTTTCGTAAAGTGTCATGTTATACGCCCCTAATTAGTGTTGCTTGAAAATAATTGTTACTTGATGTTGTTTCATTGTTTTGAGTTAACCCATTTTGCTGAACATAAATTTCTATGTAATCCGTAGAACCGTTTAGGTACACTTGACAAGAAACAATTGTCCAATTAGATGCAGTTACTAAAGTTCCCGACTTATATGCAGAGCCATTTTTATAAACATATATGTATGTTAATGCCGATGTGGATGCTAAACTAGTGGAGGCATTTACTTGGTAATATCCTGCAACGGTTGGTGTAAATCTACTCGATGCAAAATTTGAATTTGTGTCCCATTCCTCAGTACCATATGTTATTTTTGTAACTGTAAACTGAGTTAGGCTTGTTGTTGCGCTTGGATATGCACTAAAAGATGGAGTCCCACCAACGCCTTTTGGAATAGATACATTTTGACTTGTGTCTATTGTGACCGCAGCAGTTGTGCCGTTAGTTTGTAAAGTTAACGAACTAGCACTTTTTACAATAGGCGTGGTGACAGACGTTGTTCCGCTTAATGTGGTGAATGTGCCTGCGGCTGCCGCCGTTCCTCCGATGGCCGGTGGGCTTGCCAAGTAAGTGCTAAAGCCTGTGCCTGAGACCGTGCTAGACGCGCTCAATGTGGTGAATGCGCCGGTATTAGCCGTTCCTGAGCCAATCGTTCCAGGCGTGTTGTACGCGCTTGCAGCAAGCATCGTATTGGTAACAGTCCCCGAATCTCCGGTGGTGACCATTGTTCCCGTTGTGGCGGGCACAGCAATGTCAAATGTGGACGCGGTGTTAGGGCCATTCAGATTAACCTGGCCGCCGAGCGTTGCTTGAAAGACTAATGAACCCATGATTTAACTCCTATGGTGCAATTACCAATTGCGATGCGCGTAATGCGCCGGTGGATGGTGTAAAGCTAAGTTTAGTGGACGATGTTTTTTGCGGCAAATTGCCGGTGGTAGTTGTTACCCAAGTCGGATAAACCGCTGATGACGTTGATACATCATCTGTAATGGCCGTATTTGTGGCGTTTGTCGCCGTGGTCGCCGATGTAGCCGTGCTTGCATTGCCACTAAGCGCGCCGACAAATGTCGTGCTAGTGACCGATGTCAAGCCTGCAATCGTGGTGACCGTACCGCCCAAACTAACCGCAGTTGAACCAATAGTGATGGACGAATTGGTCAGCGCAGCATTAGGGATGTTTGTCAGGTTTGCGCCCGAGCCGCTAAACGTGGTGGCGGCCAACAATCCGCTGCTAGGCGTGTATTGCAGTTTGGTGGAACTAGTGTATTCCGTGGAAATTGCGCCGCTTGTTTGATTTGCAAACAATGGATAACGAACCGAAGCAGTCGTTGTATCGTCGGTTATCGTTACGGATGCCGATGCCGTAGACCATGTCGGAGTGCCCGAGCCAGCCGAAGTTAAGACCTGACCAGAAGTGCCTGCCGCAGTAAACGCATAAGCCGTACCCGTACCGTACGCCACCGCGCCCGCAGTCGGAGTTGTTGTAGCATTTGTGCCTCCGTTCGCAATTGCAAGTGTTCCTACCACGCTGCCAGCCAAAACATACGAATTGGATTGGCTAACGTAAATCGCCCCATTGGGGCTGTTGGCATACGCAACAACACCAATCTTCACCGGATACCCTGTCGGCGGGTAGGTGTTCATTAGCTGACCAGCAGAGTATGGGCTTACATAAACCGTGTCTCCAACCGTCATTGAACCAAGACTTAGGCCGTTGATTAAACCCGCAATGACAACATAACCCGCTGTCGCGTTAGGAATGTCTTGATTTGCCAAGCCAATGGCGTTTCCTGTAACTTGAGTGTCGGCCTTTGCCAATGCCACCAAAGGATAGGTAAACCCGCTAGAAGTTGACGTAATGTAGACCGGTGCGCCACGGGAAATCGTGCTGCCGGTGTTGTTGTAAATCTTTAGCTGAGTCTCTTGGCCGACATGGATTGTGTTGTTCGTTACATCATTGAAGTACGACAACGCTTTTTGCGTGGAGTCGTACCAAAGCCGACCCTCTACATAGCTTGGCGCAGACGTTGATGTAAATAAGCCGTAATTGCTGACGGTTGGGTTAGCCAAGGTGACCGCGGTAAGCGTGGAAACTGTTGCACCAAGCGCAATCGACGTGCTGCCAATAGTGATGCTTGAGTTCAACAAGCCGCCATTAGGGATACCGGTAATGTTTGTGCCGGTCAGCGTCGGGGTCGTTGTATAGCTAGGCGTTACACCACCAACAAGCACGCCTGTACCGGTTGCAAGCATCGAAGTCGCGCCTGCGCTTGTCTGATAAGGGATAGACCCTGCTGCGCCGCCTGCGAGGTTTGTGGCCGTTGTAGCGGTAGTGGCTGTGGTTGCTGTGGTTGCCGACCCTGCGGTAGTCGCATAGGTCGCGGTGGCAGCATTGCCGTTAATTGAGCCGCTAATCGTGTTTGTGACCGACAGGCTAGTGGAACTGAGCGTGGTAAACGCGCCAGTAGATGGCGTGATATTGCCCACCGGAGTGTTATTTAGCGCGGTGATTGCAATAGAAACACCGGAAATTGACCCACCGGTAATGTTGACGTTGCTGGACGCGAAATTGTTGAATGTCGCTAGTCCGGTGCTTGAAATTGTCGTGAAAACGCCCGTCGATGGGGTCGTTGAGCCGATTGGAGATGAGTCAATCGTGCTGCCGACAATCGTGTCTGAATTAATAGGAGGGGAGAAAAACTCCCCGCCTGGGCCTACTAAGCCGACACAAACGCCCGTCTCGCTAAAGATGCCCTGCACGGGCACGATATTGATTGTTTGCGTAAGTGCGGCAGAGGTCATTTTT